AAAGGTTGAATGGGACACTGTGCTTAGTGTTTAACCATGTGACCGACTCGCGAAGTGCAGGGTTAAGGGTATCAACTGGAATCCTCAACTCATCATAGTAGATTGAAGCAACATTGCCAGATTTGACACGATGCCAATCAACTAGCAAACTCCAAGCTTCGGGACAAGTAGATAAATATGCATACATAATTATCTTTTGCCGATCTCGTTGATCCGGGAGCTGCCTAAATCTCTCAGGATAGACGATCCTCTTAACAAGGTCACCAAGCTCACGATGAGGTAAACCCCAAGCCCACGTAGACCCCAAGAAGGTTGGCTTCTCACTAAGAGATGTATACACATCACTTTTCTGCACATTAATCGTAATCCCCAGCTCGGAAGCTCTGTCCGCGATAGCCTCTAAGGACACCACTTTTGGAAAACCAAAGTAGCTGTCATCACCGAGAACCAAAGTCTTATCTTGGTCAACGGGCTGTCCTGTTAAGGAAATCATTACATACTGTATACACATATAATTAACTATAGAGTCAACAATTTGCGTAAAGTATGAACCTGAGGGCACACCACGATGCTTGCGATATCTTTTACCATTAGGCATTACGATTTCCGTGTGGATAAAGTAAAACACTAATTTGTTCCAGATAAGATCATCCGACTCATCCATAATAAAATGGGTCTTTAAGATCCTAAACGCACTATCAATTAAACGCGCAGGAATCGTTGCATCAAACTTTGAATAGTCTAACGCATAACGCACCGACATATTATCGATAGGAATCATGGCGTTGGCGACTTCACTCTTCCAATAGCCAAAGGCACTTGGAGAATCGTGAAAACGCAACAACTTATCATATAAAGGCCTGGCAAACAATGCTTCCAAAAGAGTCATGGAAAGAGGGTAGCCCCAAACTAACCGTGTCTTTGGACAGCCATCACCATGCTGTATCCTATGATAAGCAACGCAAGGTGGGTATGACTTATTACCAGAAACAATCTCTTTGGCCAATTCAATGTCCAATTCAAGAGCCTCGGCCTTTTTAGTCATATTCGGATAACCACTACTCTTGTCCAAACGGATTTGAAGTAGACCAGCATCCATCTCACTCAAAGAGTAAGCCTGAAGCCTATCATCCGGATCCTTACACCCAAAAGCCGCCATTGTGAGATTAAAGGCACGCTCCAAGACATGATAGTCAGGGTGCAATGACCTAGAAACACCATAGCGCTTTAACGACTCATATAAATCAGGGACACCCAAAATGGATTTGTTGTCCTTAGAATCATCTAAGTCGTAACCTTTCTCAACGAAGTGCCTCTTCAACCCATACTCAACCAAAGGTTTATCCAATGGAAAATTAGCACCGGCTATAAGCTTATGCACTTTCGCAAGCGATTCTCTACCCCTATACTCGAGCTCAGGTGCTTCCTCTGGGTCAATAGAGTAATTACCATGCAATTGTACCGGAGATACTCTTTGCTTGGCTACCTGTTCTGTAGGCTTTGGTTGCGCAGACCGTTT